GACGACTTTGCCGACTTGGGTTTCTTCCCAGTTGCTCTTATTGGTTTCTTTGGGGATGTAGAGGGCGTGCATTTGGGTTTCTTTGTTGTTACAGATGACGTGCCCGTTTACTTTGCCGAGGCTCCAGTCGCCTTTTGTTAGGCGCTCGAAAAATGGCTCGAAGCCTGCGAGTTTGGCTGCCTGGTTGGCGACCTCGAGGACCTCTTCGTTTGGCAGGAGATTGTAGCCCTGGCCTGCGATTGAGATGAGCTCTTCGACGTCGTTAAAGGTGCCGTGTCCGTCGTCTACTACTCTGTCTCGGATGATTGCTTTTGCCCGGGTCTTTGCGCCGTTGAAGGTTATAGGAAACTGATAGAGGTTGTGCTTAGCCCAGGTCTTGTCGGGTTCGCCGAGACCTATGCTTGTTTGAGCAGAAAAAACCGCCTGTTGAGGCGCTGCAGGAGAGTTGATGTTTGTTTGCTCGTCTATTTTTGCTGCCATATAGATACCTCGTTTTTACGAGTCTCTCTGCGCTGACGTCGCTAAGGCGTCAGCTTGCAGGATTAGTATTAAAAAACTATGGAAACGCTCACACCCGAGCTGGAAGCAAGTAACTGGCCGCAGCCTTGTTATCAGAGCTTGAGGCTAGCCTTTAGCTACTTTCTAGACGCCTAGAAGCGTTTTATCGCTAAGTATAGCGCTTGACGTTCCCGCAGACGTTTTAAGCGTTTTTAACGAACGGTAAAGTTTTTTCTCAGCTGTCATGCGAGCTGAGAGACGAGACCTAGTAGACGAGACTCTACGCCTTGTCGCCTTAGCGTTCGAGCTTAGCCAGCTTCGTTTTCGCTAACGCTTAATGTGTCAAGTTGGCTTTAAAAGTTTTACGTTAGTTTTACTTTTCTACATGTAGAGAGAAAAAAGGGGGCAATCACCCGCTTGCGGTGATTGTGACGTCCAGGGAAAAGTCGGTAAAGCCCTTTGTTTGCGATGAGGCTGCGAGTTTGAGCTCAATCGGTAGCGCTGCGCCTGGGGCGATTGTTTGGTTTGCGTAGTTCCAGGAAAGGGTCAGGTATTGCTGGGCTGCTGCAGGAGAGTAGTTTGAGGTTGCCAGTGCTAAGTTTATGGGAGCTGTGCCGTTGTTCTTTGCCCATATTGTGATGTTGCTGTAGTCGCCTGGGCTGATAGAGCCCCAATCAATGGCGCTTATGATTGTAGTCTGTTCAGGGTTGCCGTAGATTTGGCAGCCGACCGAGCGAATTGAGCCGTGCGAGCTTATGGGGTACTGGAAATAAATCAGTGTTGCGATGGCTGCGATTGCGACAATGGTCGCCACGCCTGCAATTATGGCGACGCTCTGGGTTTTTGTCACCATGCCTAAACTACCTCTTTGTTTTTTTGCTGCACGCCCTGGTAGGTGTTGAGTGTTACGTTAGTTCCGACGTTGACGGCGAAGCCAGCGAGAAACGCAGCTGCAATGACGTATGCGACGGGGAGCCCTACTGGAATAGGCCACACCATGAAAAGTGCGAGAGCACCGGAGATTGTGAGAATTATGGCGATGATGAGCGTTGCGATGTACTTGGCGTCGAATTTGAGGGTTCCTTCTGGAGCCTGCAGTATTTTAGCGCAGTATTGGAGCACTGTTTGAGCGGCTGCACCTAGGACAATGAAGGCGAGAGCGATTAATTCAATTTCCAATTTGTTTTTGCCTCCAGCGCTGAGTATGCTTGGCTGCTGTTTTAAAAGTTGCCATATCGAGAGATAGACGTTTGTTTAGGAAAATTCCGGATATCTAGCCGCAGACTGCAGGGATCCACAGCTCTGTAGTTGGACAAATGTTTAAGGGGAAAGGGACGCCGAGGGCTTTGCTTAGCCGTCGTCGAGGAGAAAGGAGAAGGCTTCGAAAACGAGTTAGGCTGCGGTCGGCGTCTCTGCGACTATTTCAGCGGCTTTTCCTTTTAAGTTTTGCTTCATCAGCTCTCGCAGGTCCTCGAGTTCCATCTGCAGGCGTCGGACGTCTACGCTTAGCTCCAGGACGAGGTAGGCTGCAGCGTCTCTTTGTGCCATGAGGTCCACTAGATAGCGGTCTTCCCATTCTTTGCGGTGTTCAGGGCAGGGTTTTGGTGCTGATTTGCCGCAGGTGCAGATTATGTTTTTGCCTGTCTTGTCGTTGAGGTCGTAGGGCATGTGGCGCCAGGACTTGGTCGTTTCATGGGTGAGGATTTCCTCGGCTTTTTCTCTGCTCTGGATGGCTCGGTCAACGAGTTTATCGCTGAGTGCACGTTCGCAGGCGAAGCCGCCCTCTGCCTTGTGCCAGACGCTATTGCAGCCTACGACGTTCCAGTAGGTCGTCGTATCTCCTACTTGCCCTGTGTCGCTGCCTCCAGATGGGTAGAGGCTGGCGTGACTGTGAGCTGCTGGAGTGTACCTGCCGTTGGGGTCTACATACATTGGATAGAACCCTGTGCCCTGGGCTTCGACGACTTTGCCTGCGGTATCTCGGGCGAAGCCTGCCAGGGTAACTCTGCCGTTGGTGTCGATTGTTTGGACGCCTGCTACCCAGAGGTCGTTTTTTAGGTGCAGTGAGCCGAATCGTTTTGATGAGGTTGTAGTGCCGAGGTCAGTTGCGCCGTCTGTCTCAGGGCGGATTAAGCCAGTTTCTGAATACAGGATTAGGTCGCCTGTGTAGGCAACGACAAAGAAGTTTGAGCCGTCGTGTCCTATGGCGCCGTCGAGGGCAGCGTCGTTTAGGAAATTGGCGACTGCGTATGTTGAGTCGAGCTCCACGTGTTTTGTCGAGCGGTCTAGGCTTGTGTGCGTGTGTGCAGCTGGAGTATAGCGCCCGTTAGGGTCAACGTACATAGGATAGAAGCCAGCGCCTTGAGCCTCAACGATAAGCCCTGCAGTGTCCCGAGCAAACCCAGCTAGCGTGACTCGCCCGTTTGAGTCGATTGTGTTAACGCCAGCTACCCAGGCGCCGTCTTTGAGATGTAGCTCGCCCCAGCGGAAGGTTTCGTTTCCGAGGTCGTCGCTGCCGTCAGTATTGCAGCGGATTAGGTGATTTACTGCCGAGTTGAGGATAAGGTCTCCAGTGTAGGCGACCACAAACGTATTGGAGCCGTCATGTCCAAAGGCAGATTTGAGCGTGCGGCTTGTGAGCAGGTTTAGCACCGGAGAGGTTTTTTCAATCTCTACGTTGCTGTAGAAAATGGAGCTGCCAGTTCCGCCGCCTCCGCCTCCAGATGAGACAGGGACGCCTCGTTTGCCCAGCTTTGTTCTGCTGAGTTTTTCGACGTTTGGTGAGTGACAGCGCAGACCATACATGAAGTCGGCGAGCTTTGGGTTTTCTCTGCCTAGCTCCAGGGTGATTTCTAGGTCAGTTGGTGTCTCTTTGGGGATGCGGTATTCGGCGCTTTCGACTCGGAAGTCTGCATCGACGTTTTCGTTTGGGAGCTCCACGTGGACGACGTCGCCTGCGAGGATTGGGTCGGTGCCGTAGTCCAGAATTGTGCTTACTAGGTGGATGTGTTCGGCTGGGTCTTTGAGCGTTGCCAGGAGTGAGGCTGCCCTGCGTGTGCATTCGCCGTCGCTCCAGAGTTCCTCGTCTACTTCGACGTATTCTCTTAGCCCGTATGCTGCTTGGCTTGCTGCGTCCTCTTCGACTGCATTGTAGCGGCGCCCTCCTATGTAGAGCTGATGAATCCAAAAGCTGCCCGTGCCGACGCCTGGGAAATAGAAGGTTATGCGCACGACCAGAATTTGAGTCCAGTCGAAGCCGTCAGAGACCCAGTCAAATTGATTAGCGTATGCGGAGCCGACGCCTGTTTCGAAGGTTTGCCAGCTGGAGTCAGGCGTGATTGATACTCGTTTTGATGCTGTTTTGTAGGTGTTGTCGTAGAGGATAATTTGCCCCGTTCCGCCGTAGTCGTCCTCTACTTTGAGCATGCACGCCAGGATGGGGTAGTCTTCGCAGTTTAGCAGGCTGCCAGCGTTTAATGTAAAATTTGCGCTGCCGTAATAGTTTGTTGTTGCCAGCAGTTTGATGCAGGCGCCCCCGTCTGGCGCTCCTGTGGCGTCGATGCTAACGGCGCCAGCGCTTGCTGTCCAGGCGCCCTCAGTTGGTGTTAGGCTACGAGTCCAGGCGACTTTTCCTGCAGGGATACTCTTGTCGGCTAGCCCGTAAACGGTAATTTTGTTGCGTACTCGGGCGATGTCTTTTTCATACTCGGCGACGTCGTCGATGTTTTCGACTATGACTGTGGCGTTTGTCTTGCTGTTTTTGGGGAAAAACTCGAATTTGCCGTCCGGTGCGACTCTAAAATCAAAGCCGATAGCGCCGCCGTCGTCGGCTGACTCGGCGACATATTTGAGGATGTCCCAAACGGGGCTGTCCTGGTATTCGAGTTCTGAGTAGGTTGTGTCTGTGTCCTCGACGAGCTCAACGGCTGCCCTGGTGTGGCTGAGCCGTGCGTAGTAGTCCATTAAGTCTTTGACGATTTCTTCGCCTTTCATGCCA